GCGCGATCACGCGCTGGCCGGCGCTCGGCCGCGTGATCCGCCCCTGGTTCGATCGCGCGGTGGCCCGCGGGGTCGCGGCCCTGCGGCAGGAGGGCTGACCCGTGGGCGAACTGTTCAAGCCGACGCAGACCGCGCCGAAGACCACGCAGACCGATCCGTTCAGCAACATGCGCGGCACGGCGAACCGGGCCGAAGCCATCCTGGGCGGCAATCTCGGCGGGGGCGGGGCCTCGTTCGGGAGCCCCTACGTCGGCCCCAGTGCGCGCCAGACGGGCGAACTGAACAACATGCAACGCTACCTGGAGCAGGGGCGCCCCCTGTTCCGGCAAGGCGTCGGCGAACTCCAGCGCACGGCCGAGGGCGCGTACCTCGATCCGACGACGACGTCGCAGTACCAGAACTACCGCACGTCGCAGCAGAATCTCGGGAACCTGCTCTTCAGTGACGCGGCGAACACGCTGAACTCGCGCGCGGCAGCGCGCGGCTCGTACTCGGGCTCGTCGCGCCTGAAGGGGCTCGCGGGCACGGCCGGCGAGATCGGCGGGCAGGCCGGGCAGCAAGTGGCGCAGGCCGGCTGGGGTCAGTACGGACGCGAGCGCCAGGCGCAGGAGGGCGCCGCCGCGACGGGCATGAAGCTCGCGCCGACGCTCTCGTCCCAGGTGTTCGGCGCGGAGGAGACGCTGCGATCGGCGCAGCAGGAAGCGAACATCGCGCAGATGCGCGGGCAACTGGAAGCGATGGGGCTCGACAAGGCGAAGGTCGACACGCTGCTCAACTACATGGGCACCGCGGCCGGTCAGGCCGTGCCGTACGTCCAGGGCCCGTCGTGGATGGATCGCATTAACGCGTCACTGGGTCGGTGGTCGCCGGCCGGCGGGGCCGGCGGGTCGGTGCAGCCGTCATCGGGGGGGCCGACGTACCAGACGCTCGGCTCTGGGTCCGGTGGGTGGGGGTACATGTAGCATGGCCGGCTACCCCGACATCCCGCTGGCGTCCGGGCTCGCGCGGATCTTCGACTGGAAAAATCCCGACCGCGAAGCCATCAATCTGTCGCGTCAGAACGCGCAGCAGTACCTCGCGGCGAACCCCGGTGACTACGAGGGCATGATCCGCACGTTCGGCCCCTCGATGGGACTGGGCGCGGATTATGGGCGCATCCTCCAGAAGCTCGATGCGGAGAACGAGCGGAAGCGCCAACTGCTCACCCAGATGCAGCCCACGACCGAGACCTACACGCCGCAGCGCGCGACGTTCGGCGCCGAGCAGATGTTCCCGCAGGCCGGGGCCGTGCCAGATCCGTTCGGCACGCGGGCGGAAGGCACGATCGGCGAGACCGTGATGGACGACACGCAGTACGGGGCCGGCCGATTGCCCGCCGGGCCCACCGCAGCCCTCGCGCCGTCGACGCTCCCGGCCCCGTCGTTCACCGGGCGCGAGGCCTTCCAGCCCGCGCCGGGGCCCGACGAGCGCGCGGACTACGTCGGCGGCGCGACCGCGCAGACGCCCGACGTCACGCGGCCCGGCCTGTCGATCGAAGAGATCGTGCGGAATGATCCGCAGATGGCGCACATCGCGACGAAGTGGTATCCCGACGTCGAGAAGGCCAACCTGGAGCAGATCGGCAACCGGGCCGCGATCCAGTTCGCGCGCGCGGTGAACAGCCGCGAGATGACGATCGAGGCCGCGTACGACAAGTACGGCGACCAACTCGCGCTCTCGCCGGCCGGGCTGAAGATTCTCGACACCTACAAGGATCGGCTCGCGGCGAAGAAGACCGAGATCCAACTGCGCCAGGACGAAGAGGCGCGCACCTGGGCGAAGGGGAAGGTCGCCGAACTCCGCGCGACGGGTGATCCCGAACACGCGCGCCTCGCGGATGCGCTGGAGGCCGGCACGCAGAGCAAGGAGTTCGCGACGATTTTCCACCAGGTGCGCGAACTGGAAGCGAAGCGCCTGGAGGCTGCCGCAAAGCGCACCGAGGCCGAGAAGCCGATCATGGTCGAAGGCGTGCCGCACCGGGTGATCCGCGGCGCGGACGGCTCGATGCGCCTGGAAGCCGTGCCGGGGGTCGCGACCCCGCGGCTCGATCAACTGAAAGGCCTCGACCAGGACTCGCTGCTCGCGATCGCACGCACGCATCCCGATCCGCAGATGCGCGCGGACGCGCGCGCCGTGTACAACGAACTGCTCCAGGGCAAGAAGGAAGTGTCCGCGGCGCAGGGCGCGGGCGCCGTGAAGCCGACGCAGGCGTCGCTCGATCGGCAGACCAAACTCTTCGAACTGTCGGACTCGCTCGATGCGGCCGCGGCCGCCGTGAAGCAGCACCCCGAGTTCATCGAAGGCCCGGCGTCGATGCTCGCGGCCGGCGCCGCGAAATCGCCCGACCTCCTGAAGAAGGCGTTCGGCGGGCTCATCCCCAAGGGCTACAACGAGTTCGCCGCGAACCTCGACTTCTTCACGGCGACGAAGTTGAACGAACTCGCCGGCTCCGCGCTGACCCCTGGCGAGGTCAAGCGGTACGCGGCGTTCCTGCCGAGTGTCTGGGACTCGCCCGCGGCGTTCCACGCGAAGATGGCGACAGCCCAGCGCGCGCTCGCCATCGCGCAGAAGTTCCACCAGAAGATCCAGGGCGGCATGTCGGATGCCCAGGCGCGTCAGGAGACCAAGGCCGAACTCCAGGCCGAACTCGCGCGCGCCGAAGCCGCGCAGGGCAAGACGCCGCAGCCGGGCGCGGGCACGATCCCCGGTGCGCGGCCCGGCGCGAAGTCCTTCATGGAGAAGACAGGCGGATAGATGGACAAGGCCGCGTTCGATCGCATGTACGCGGACCCGGAGTTCCAGGCGCTCCCGCTGGCTGACAAGCAGGAGGTGCTGAAGGCCGCGCGCGCCGGCACGTACACCTACGTGGGCGAACGACCGCCGCCGCAGGACACGGGCGCGGAATCGATTGCGCCGATCGATCCGCGCACCGTCGCGCCGCAGCCCGGCGTCACGCCCGCGGCCGGCGTGCTGAACGCGCCGACGAACGTCCGCACCGACGAGCAGGGGCGCGTCGAGTCGAGCCAGTTCATGGACCAGGCCGCGCGCGACGTCGCGACGGCGTACCCCGGCCGCGAGCGGGGCGCTCCGCTCGGCCAGCAGGCCGGGGACGTGATCAGCCGGTACACGCACCCGGCCGTGGGGGCCGTGGCGCAGGCGGGGATCGAGAGCGCGCTCCCCGTGTCGGCCGGCATCGTGGGCGGCGCGGCCGGCACGCTCTTGGGTGGAGTGGGCGCCGTGCCGGGCGCGATGGCCGGCTCGGGACTCGGCGAGATCATCAACCAGGCGCTCAACATCACCCCGGAGTCGAAGCTCCAGGTCGGCCTCGCGGCCGCCGGCCCGCTCGTCCCGGTGGTCGGCAAGGGCGTCAAGGTCGGCGCCGAAGGCTTCAAGCGCACGGTGCAGGCGATCCCCGGCGTGTGGGAGCGGGGCCGTGAGAAGGCGCTGGAAGCCGTTTCCAAGACTGCGACACCGGTCCTCAAGTCGGCCGTCGACACCGCGTACGACCTGGCCCGGCAAGCCGCGACGAGTGCGCCCGCGGTCACGCTGGCGAAGACCCGCGACGCGCTCACGCAGTACTTCCTGGGCCAGGCGCCCGGCGGGCCCATCACGTCGAAGCAGAAGATCGTGTCGAAGCTCATGCAGCAGGTGCAGAACAATCTGTTCGCGCCCCGGCGCGATCCGGTGACCGGCGCGATGTTGGCGAATAACTCCACGTTCAAGGACGTGGTGAACCAGTTCGATCGCGTCGGCCGCACGGCGTTCAAGGACATGGGGCGCAAGGGGCTCGATCAGGCCGCGCACCTCTGGGGGGCGATGGTCGACGACATCGAGCGCGCGGCCGAAGCGGGGCACATCGGCGCGGAGACGGCGCGCAAGGCCGCCGAGGTGTTCAAGCACCGGCTCGGCATCCTGAAGATCGACCAGGCCATCGAGAAGGCGAAGACGTACGCGCCCGGCAAGTGGGCCGGCGATCGGCTGGACCGGGCCCTCAACGAGACGAAAGACCTGTTGCCGCCCCCGGTCCATGCGGCGCTCACCGAGATCATCGGCGCGTTCAAGGCCCGGCCCGATCGCCCGCTCGGCCAGATGAGCGCGCTCTTCAGTGGCGCGGTGGGATTCGGCACCGGCAACCCCGTGGCCGCGCTCGCGATGCTCGCGCCGCGCATGGTCTGGGACGGGCTCAAGCACGCCAAGCCCCTGAACCCGACGACGTCGAAGTTGCTCACCGCGGCGTACCAGGGCGCGCGCCGCCTCGTCCTCACGCAGCGCCGGCAAGATTTGCACCGCGGCGGCGATCCCGACTCGGACTACGGACTCCAGCCGAACGAAGAGGACATGGCCGACGCGGCCGACGCACCCTGAGAAGGAGATGGCCCATGCGAGTCTGGCTCATCGGAGTGGCGCTCGTCGCCCTGGCCGCGTGTAGCGACGACAGCAAGAGCGACAACGCGGACTCGACCCCGATCGAGGTTCACTGCGCGGCGCAGGCGCGGATGCTGACGTCGACGACAGTTAAGGTCGATTGCCCCCCGCCCTGATGCTGGTCGCGCTGCTCCTCGCGGGCTGCACCGGCTACTCGCGCGGTGAACGCTACTACTGCTTCGCGCCCTTCGACGCGACGCGGTGCAAGAATCCGCCGTACCACTACGCGCCGGGGGCGCCGCCGGATGCGCGGACGAAGGACGACGCGGTGAACCCATGAAGGGGGGACCGATGAGACGTGGACTCCTGCTCGGACTACTCGGGCTCAGTGTCGGCGCGTGCGCGGCGAAGCCCGCGCCGATCCCGCCCCAGGTGCCCTTGATCTATCCCGGCGCGCGGCTCTTGTACAGCAATGGGCACGACAACGTGATCACGATCTGCGCGCGTGGTGATCGCCTCTTCCTCTCCAGCCAGGGCGGGCTCGCGATCTCGCCCGGCGCGTGCGGGCTCGACGGCTTGCCTTAGATGGATTGGTGGTGGGCCGGCGGGATCGCGCTCATCTGGGCGTGTCTCGGCGCGGCGATCGTGGCGCTCGTGGTCGCCAGAAAATGGAGGGACTGATGCTGCACCCAACCGTCCTGCACCAGGTCGCGACGCAGGCGCACGCCGGGCCGCACCTGATCCTGCTGATCCTCGCGACCATCTTCTTCGGGTTCGCGGCGTTCGCGGGGTTCTTCCCCCCGGCCGCGCCGCCGTCCTACTACACGCGGCTCAACTGGATCGGGCTCGGCCTGTTCTTCTGGGCCTTGTCCTGGTTCTTCTAGCTCGGGCCGGGGGGCCGACCGAGCCCCCCGACCTTCCACGGGCGCGAGCGCGTCGCGCGGCGCGCGCGCGCCAGGCAGCGCCGGCAGGACCGATAGCCGCGCACGCGCGTGTTCCCGCACGCGCAGAGGCCGGACTCCCGCCGCGACGCGCGCACCACGCGATCGAGCAACCGGCTGCACACGCGGCAGTAGTGACTGAGTCCCCCCGGCCGCACCAGGTGCCGGTAGAACCCGGACGCCGGCTTCGTCTCCTTGCAGCGCGGACAGGTCCGCATGGTGGTCATCGGATCTGTCCCAGCGCGATCATCAACTCATTCACGACGCCCGCCGCGACCGGGTCCGACGGCGCGTACTGACGCAACGCCGCATCGAGGATCGCAGCCTCGATGCCAGTCAACAGGATCGCGATCCGTACCTCACTCATCGCGCGGCCCGTCCCACCACGGTCTCGCGCTCAAAGATCCGCACGCCGGGAATGGCGCGGGTGCCGCCGCGGACGGCCCGCGAGATCGCCGGCCCATCGACAGCCAGGTACTCGCGCGGAACGAGCGCGGGGTCCACCACCTCGTAGGTCCATGTGCGCTGCACGTGCGTGGTGCCGAGCAGCCCCTGCGTGACGTTGGGCGCGCTCGCGGGCGCGATCTGCGCGCTCACGGTCGCGGCCACTTCGGTGTGGACCTGGCGCGCGAGCATCGCCGCATCCGCGCTCGGCAGGCCCGCGTGTTCGGCGTCCTGCCGGGCCTCGGCCGCGGCCAACTGCGCCTGGGCCTGCGCCGCATCGTGCGCGGCTTGCTCGGCCGCCCGCTGCCGGGCCGAGCGATACCCCAGGAGGACGAACTTCAGCGCGCCCTCGGTGGTCTCGACGCGCTTCAGGACGGTGTCGTACGCCACGCGCAGTTCGTTCAACCGCGTGCGGAGGGGCGCCAGCACCGACTCGCGCGCGCTCGTCACGCCGCGCTTGATGGACTGGACGAACTGCAACTCGTCGGTCACGCGCGCCGCGTCGGTCTCGGTCATCAGGACCGGGTTCCAGGTGAGGCGATCGAGCCGCGTGAGGCGCGTCTCGTCCGGGGGTGTGAGGATCGTGAGGTCAGGCATGGGAGTCTCCTTTCACATCCAGTCGGTGATGTTGCCGCGGGGCTGCTGGGCCTCGGCACGTTTCCGTTCCTCGTCACGCTGCATCTCGCGGCGCTCGCGGATGCCCATGATCGCGGCGCCGATGCACGCGAGGAACACCAGCAGGTAAATCTGCGCGATCATCGCTTCGCCGCGAAAATCTTCACGCCAGGGGCCTTGAACGGCTTGTCGGCCGGCCCCTTGGTGTACTGCTCGATGAAGATGCGCTTGTGTTCCCGCGTCGAGGGATACCACTGCCAGCGCCAGTGTCCGACGACGCTCCACTGCCACTGCCACTCGACGTCATGCCCGGTGGGATCGCGGTGCCGATCGACCTCCAGGCGCCGCAGCGTGACGACCTCGATGTAGGGCGGCGCGACCTGCTTCGCGCGCTCGGCCCGCCGTCGCGTGGCGCGGTCCACCGGCACGCGCGGAACGGTGGTGAGGCGCTGGGCCATCAAATGGAACACGGTGTAGGCGAGCCGGATCTCATGGCGCCACAGGCCCGGCGGATCGGCGTAGGGCGCGTCGACGCGCTCGGGATGCACCGCGTAGCCCTCGGCGGCCCACGCCTCAAAGTTGTCGACGCGCGGGCCCAGGCGCGCGCCGTCCTGCACGCCCAGGTGCGCGAGCGGGACGAAGGTGGGCCCGTGGTCCCCGAAGAACAGGACCGTGAGGTCCGGGCGCATCGGCGCGCTGGAGGAGACGACGCGGCGCTCGGTCGTCACCTGATCGTTCCGGTACCACGCCATGGCGTGCGTCTCGATGCGGTGGGCGTGCGAGCGCTGGCCTGAGAACTTCTGGAGCGCGAGGGCCAGAGGCTTGAGTTCCTCAGGACCGACGCCTTCCGCGTAGTGATGGGTGAGGGCGTGGAGGGCGTCGGCCTTCTCGGGCGTGAGGTGCGGCAGCCAGTCGCTCACGGTGCTGAGTTGGACGCGGACGTCCTCCCGGCGGGCGTTGTCCCGCAGTGGGGCCAAGCACGCCGCGAGTTGGTCGATCGTCGAGAGCCCGCGGAACCACGCCACCTGGGACTGGAGGAACGGCAGCCGGAAGGGCGTCGCAAACCACATCCAGCCCGCGGGCGATAGCACCCACGGCAGTTCGAACGCGAGATCATCGGGCACGCTCTGCCGCGCGCCCTCGACCATCTCGCAGAACTTGGGGGCCATGACGTAGAGATCGCCGCGCTCGACCGCGTACCGGTACGCGTCGAACGGCGCGCCGTGGAACTGGGCCGTCCAGATCGCAGGGGCCGACGCCGGCTCCAGGGACTTGGCCCACGCCAGCCGGCGCTCGATCGCGGTGATGTACTCCGGTCTGAGCATCACGCGTCCTCCTCGTCGTCGTCGTCCCCGTTGCAGTAGTCGCAGTCAGGCGTGTCGCACGGCTCCAGACCCAACTTCAGCGCGGCGAGCATGTCGCGCCGCACCTGAGCGGGCGTCACCTCGGGCTCGCCCTCGCCACAGACGATGAGGTAATGGCACCCGCTGTCCTTGAAGATGAACCCGCAGGGCGCGGACGCCCCGTAGTCCACGGGGGAGTGTTCGTCCAACTCCGCACCCAGACGAGAGGCCTGTGTGCGGATCTGCTGGAGCGTTGCCATCACCGCACCTCCTTCTGGCCCACCAGGGCTCGTCGGTTAACGGCGTATAGATCGACATAACTGGTGTCCCATTCCAGTCGGTCCAGGCGGACGCCATGAACGTCAGACAGCGTCTGGCGCGTCACGGTCCATTTGGTGCCGCACTGCCCGCACGTCCTGGCGTACTGCTCTTTCGGGATGGCATCGATGGCGACGAACCGGGCGGGCCCGTTGCAGCACGGGTAGGTCGCTCGCAGCGTGAGCGTGTCGAGTTTGTAGATTCGGGACGCTCCGGTCTCGACGGTCGCGGGACGCATCTCACTCGACGTGCGGTACTGCCGGGGTCCGCGCCGCGCCATTACCGCACCTCCTCCGCGAGCGTCACGCGGGACGCGTCCACCCACTCCTCGCCCGCGCCCGCGAGGGGCGTGACGAGGAAGCGGAGCGCACCGTAGCTGGTCTTGACGTTGACGATCCGCACGGCGACACGCAGCCGTGCGGAGACGAAGAGCGAACCCTCGGCGTTCAGGACGCGGACCATCTCGGCCGCGGTCATCGGGTCACCACCCACGCGCAGTCAGCCGTCGCGCCGTTCCGATCGGTGAGGATGCACGTCATGCACGCCGTGTGGGGGGCGCACGCGACGCACCGCATCGCGACCGGGTTGCCGCAGCCGCAGATCACGTGGGGCAGCATCGGCGCATCGCTCGCGCCCGCGATCGCGACGACGGCCGGCGCGTCGAGCGCGCACGTGCAGTCGTCGCCGGCTACTGCCGCCGCGCAGCACCCGGCCGGCGCCGGGCCCGCGAGCGCGACCGGGTCCACCACCGCGGAGACGCTCACGCGCTCGGCCTCCTGGTCGATGCCCAGGAGCGCGGCGCAGTCCGGGCCGAACCCGCTCGCGATCGAGGCCGGCACCGTGAGGGTCCGCCCGCACCGGCCGCAGTGGCCCTCGTGCCAGATGCTGACGCCGGCCGGGATCTCGCCCGCGTGCAGCGCGTCCCAGACGAACCCGAAGACGTCGACCGACGGCGCGTCCTCGCGGACCCGGCTCTTGCGGCCCCAGACGAAGGGCCCGCCGTCGCGGACGAAGCCCAGGTACGCGAAGGTCGCCTCGTTGTCCGCGAGGGCGACGAACCGCATCGGGGAGGTCAGGTCGGTGATGCGCCCGCCGCGCGCGGTGTCGACCTTGGGGGCCGTCACGCGGTAGGTGAACCGGTTGCCGGTCGCTTCGTTGAGGAACGTGACGCGGGCGTCGCCGGCCAGGATGAACCGGACAGCCGTCTCGGGGTTGAGGATGCGACCGCGGAAGGTGGACGTGGCGTTCGGCATGGGAGTCTCCCTGTTCACGGGGGTTTGGGTGACGGTCATACGCTGCATGTACCAAGGATACACCCGGTATCCCACCTGTCAAGCGGAAAACTTAGGGGCCCGGCGTCACCGGAATCACCGGTTCTCCAGGGGAGAGGGCGTCGGGTAATGACCCTAAAACGCGCGAAAAGGCTATCTACTGGATTTTCCTCACCGTTTGTGCCTGGGAGGTGGACATCGGCGTCCTCCAGCGGCGGCGCCCTGAGGCCGGTGGAACGCCGGGACATGGTCAGCAGAAGGCCCCCTGGCAGGGCCCAGGCGCCCCCAGGACGGGGCCGGCCGGGGCCCCGCTATCACCCCCTGGACCGGCCCGGCCGGGGCCCTCCAGGGGCCCTCCAGGGGCCCGGTAGGAACGTCCAGCCACTAGTCGCGGCCCATTCCTACCGGGGGCCCCCAGAGGGGGGGTTATCGGCCGTACCGCCGGTCAGGCTCGGGCCCGTTCGGCCCGAAGCGCGCGGTCCAGGCGATGATCGCGCTCCGATCCTCGACGACGCGGTAGTGCAGCGCGTAGCCGCGCCGCAAGGTCGCGTGCCGGTAACTCTGCTGGACGGTGATCACGGTCTTGCCCTCCGGGATCGGAATGTGGACGGCCTGGCCGTTCTCCGCGGTCGCGAGGAGATCGTCCAGCACCTGGTAGTCCATCTTCTGGGTCCGAGCGCGCCGCCCCGGTCGCGGAACGAATCGGCTGTCAGTCTCGTTCTTCTTCGCCATGACGCTCATCCGAAGAGTCGCGTGAGGCTGATCTGCGACTCGTACGCAGGCGCCGGGTTCAGCGCCTTCAGGCCACGGGTGAACGCATTGTGCAGGCCCAGCTTCGTCCGCGGCGCACAGTCCGCGTACTGCAGCGCGTCCGCGTCGAAGTAGTTGGTGTGGACGTCCGCGCGCAGGCGCGCCGGGATCACGCCGGTCTCCAGCGCGCGGTAGATCAGAACGCGCGCGTCGTCGTCGTAGAGTTCCTCGCGCTCCCATCGGCGGAAGCGGTCCTCGATCACCGCGAACTGCTCCGGGAGCGACTGCCCGAAGAACTGCCGCAGGGACGTGTCGAGCCGGTTGATCACACCGTGCCGGTGCGGGTGGGAGAAGACCTTGCGGTCTCCGGTGAGGGCCATGTTGTCGCAGATGAACACGCGGTAGCCGCCGACGATCGACAGCGCCATGTGCTTGTTGTTCGCGTGCCGGAAGCCCACCGCGTAGCCGGCGCCCTCGCGCGGGGCCTTCCCGTTCTGGAGATCGAGCAGGCCGAAGAGCGTCAAGCCCTTGCTCATCACGGCGTACTGCTCGCGCACGATGGCGTACCCGCCGTCGCCGAGCGCGCTCTCGATCAGCTTGACGAGATCCGCGTGCGCGATCGGCGCGTGCGTGGGCGTGGACGGCGGCGTCGCGATCCCGCGGAGTTCCTGCCGGGTCACGTACGACGCGCCACTGTGGACGATCAGGGTGCTGGTCATTGGGGAGTCTCCTCCGATGGTTGGTGGTTCACTGCACCGGGCCCTAGCGCCAGCGCCAGGACCGGGACGGGGTGGTCGGCCGCGGGACACGCACCGGGCCGACGGGCAGGCGCAACTGGGCGACCTCCGCGCCCTTCTTCGCCTTCTTCTTCTTCTTCGACTGCTTCACCGGCTTCGCCTTCGCCTTGTGCGTGCGGATGATGCGGACGTCGGCGGGCTCGGGCATCTCGGTCTCGTCGTCCTCCAGGGGCAGATCGTCGAACGCCGTGACGTGGCGCAGGATCGTCGGGGCCTTCGACTGGAAGGTCCACCAGAGGTTCGACACCTCGATGCCGTGGTGCTTCGTCCACGCGCCGTACGTCTCGATCTTCCCGCTCGGCCGCAGGACCGCGAGGCGCTGCGTCGCGCCCACGATCTCGGCGACCGCGTGCGTGGCGTACGCGGCGGCCAGCGCGGCCATCACGCGCGAGTCCGACCATCCATCGTGCGTCGTCTCGCGCGCGATCGCGCCCAGTTCCTTGACCGCGTCGAACCCGTTCTTCCAGTCGCCCCACGTCCCGTTGTGGAAGAGGACGCCTTCCTTCGTCGCGCCCCGCACCGCGTCGGACGGCGCCGGGTGGATCGGGAACGGGTGGCAGAGGGCCGGGGTGATGCTGCCCACCGACGCGAACCGGAAGTGGACGATGTAGGGCTTGGGGATCTTCGGCAGCAGGGCCAGCGTCTCGTCGACCGACAGCCCCTTCGCGAACTGGACAACGCCGCGCTTCCGGCTCGCCCACGCGACGCCGATGCCGTGCGGGTTCGCCGCGTCCATCTGCTCCACTTCCAGCCGGGTCAGGTTCCGCTCTCGGCAGATCGCAATCACGCACATGGTCGTCTCCTGCGGAGAACCTGGCCGGTTAGGCCAGGTCTCCCGTCTCGGTGAACTCCTCGGCGTGGCTGCGCTCGGCCAGGAAGGACTCGTAGATCGCGCACAGTTCGTTGGTGAAGCTGATCGCGATCTTCGCCTGCTTGAACACGGGGGCCAGCCGGCACTCGATCGTCCCGTGGAACCGGAAGCAGTAGTTCAACTGCGCGTACCGGGCGCCGGTCTTGACGCGCGCCTCGGCCTGCTCGTCCGGGCGGAAGACCTTCTGGCAGTACGTGTTCAGGCCCGCGAGGCGCTGCCAGAAGAGGTGCGAGGCCGGGAGCCGCACGCGCTGGCCCCACGCGTTCATCCGCTCGGAGAAGTAGGTCCAGAAGGCGTTGGTCATCAGCCGCGAGTAGTCCACGGTGGACTTGAAGGACACGTGGACGTGCATCCCGCAGGACTGGTTGTGCGCGTCCGGGTACGCCGCGGCCAGGAACTCCTCGACCTCGGTCATCGTCGCCATCGGCGCGGAGACCACCTCGCCGTGGTGCGCGAACGAGCCCTGCACGTGGACGCTGCCGTCATGCACCCGGCGCGCGGTGGCCGGCAGCACGTGGCCGGCGATCCAGCCGCCCTCCAGTTCGATGCCCACCTTGTCGATTGCCTTGAAGTCCATGTTCACGTTCCCCCTACACAGCCGGCTGCGACGCGCGCAGCCGGGCAGCAGCGATTTCGAGGATGGCGCGGATGAGCATCTTCTCGGTGGCTTGCCGGCGCGCGCCCTTCAGGTCGCGGCAGTCGTTCGCGTAGCCCTTCTGGAGGGCCGCGGCGGTGATGCGCTGGAACTTCTTGGGGTTCTGGAGCATCGAGTCGAAGGTGTTCACCGCAGCGAGCCCGGCCGCGCGCGCGACTGCGGCGCGGAGGTCGGTCGCGTCCAGGGCCAGGACTGCGTCGCGGAGGGCCGGGCGGTTGACCAGCCGGCCCGTCTTGATCTGCCACGCGAAGGTGCGGGGGAAGAAGTGCCCGATGACAACCGCCGTCCGGTCGCCGGGCCGCGGTACCTGGTTCACGTTCGGCATCGCGTCCTCCTATCTCGTATCGATCAACTTCTGGTATACCCAGGATACACCCGCCATCACCTGAGTCAAGCGAAAATTACGCGCCCAAAGACGCCTTTAGAATCGCATAGTTACAGGACACATGCCCGGACGTGGTTCTGGCAAAGAAGCGGTTTCAGCGCCTTCGTTCGAATGTACTGGACGTCTGCGACTGCGCCGTGTACCGTCAGTCGCATGAGTCGACGACGTCGGATACACCGGCCCGGCACGTATACCTTCAGCTATAGGTGCCCGCTCTGGCTGATCGCCGCGATCGACGAGGCGCGCTGGACCTTGCGCGAGCCCTCGCGCACCGCGCTCGTCACGCGCGCCATCACCGAGTTCCTCCAGAAGCGGAACCTCTACCACCCGCCCGCGCGCGCGACGCCCGCGGCCGAGTCGACCGATGCCGCTACCGGTTGACGCGGCGACCGGCCTGGTCGCGTGGCATCAGTCGATGCTGACGTCGGTGCTGCGCTGCGGCGAGGCCTTCCGGCGCCGGTACATCGAGCGCGAGATCATCCCGTCGACGACGCCGCAGATCCGCGGGACCGCGGTGCATCGCGCGGTCGCGACGGGGCTCGGCCAGCAGATGCGCGCGCAGGACTTCGCGCCGGTCGATCTCTACGAGGACGTGGCCGCGACCGAGATCGAGCGCGCCCGCCACGGCGGCGCCACATTCACCGCGGAGGAAGTGTCGCAGGGCCCCGCGCGCACGTGGGGCGACTTGAAGGACCGCGTGGTGCGCTACGCGGGCACGTACGGCGCGCGCGTGGCGCCGACGGTGCGGCCGGGCGCGGTGGAGAAGCCGATCACGCTCCAGGGCGTCATCCCCGGCGTCCTGCTGCGCGGCACCATCGATCTGATCGACGAGCCCGCCCATGCGCCGCGCCGGGTCATCGACACCAAGACGACCGAGCGGATGCCGCACGCGGACGTCGCCCATCGGAGCCAGCAACTGTCGATGTACGACCTCCTTGATGCGGGCGCGCACGGCGTGCGCGAGTCGAGCCCGGTCGCGCTCGACTACCTGGTGATGAAGCGATCGACCGGCGACGTCGAGGCCGTGCGGTTCTACTCGACGCGCACGCCGGCCACGCGCCGCGTGATCGTGCGCCGCCTGGAGACGGCCATCGCCGCAGTCAACGCCGGCACGTTCCTGCCGGCCAATCCTGACGACTGGTGGTGCGCGCCGAAGTGGTGCGCCTACTTCCATACCTGCCCTTATGTCGACGGGCAGGCCGTTGCCTTGCGATCGTGAGAGCGCCGGTGCTACGCTGCCCCATCGTGTCGCGTTCGCGTCCGGGGTCCGCGTGGTCATTCGCGGAGTTCACCCGCCGGCCCTCCAGGGCGGCCCGGCAAACTGGAGGGATTTAACCACCGCACTCATCATGCGGGGCGCCGGCAGCACGTGAACGCCGGCCCGGCGCCCAGAAGGGCAATGACCATGCCGAACACGCCGACTGGGTTCCATCCCGTCACCACCAACTCCTCAGACCTCGCGCTGCCCAGCGCCGAGGTGATCACCCGCGGCGGGAGTAGCGACGCCGCGATGCTCCGCGTCAGCGTCGAGATCGCGCGTCAGTTCCCGCGCGACGAAGCCCGCGTCCTGAACTCGCTGCTCGCCACACTCGACGCGTACCCGCAGTTCGCCGAGCGCGCGCTCTACTCCATCCCGTACCGTGACCGCGACCGCACCGTCCACGTCGAGGGCCTCACGATTCGCGCGGCCGAGACGATGGCAACGGCCTGGGGCCACATGCGCGTCGGCGTCCGCATCCTCAGCGAGGACGAGAACGGCTGGGATCTGGAAGCGATCGCGTTCGACATGCAGACGAACTACTGGGAACTCCAGCCGGCCCGCGCGTCGAAGTGGATCAAGCTCCGCGACGGCCGGATGGAACTGCTCGACGATCGCCGGCAGATCCAGGCGCGCGGCGCCGCGGCCAGCAAGCTGAAGCGGAACTGCGTGCTGTCGGTGCTGCCCCTCCATCTCAAGGCCGCGTTCGAAAAGCGCGTGCGCGAGAAGATGGCCGGCGGGGAACTGACGCAACCGGCTGACCACGCGCGCGTGCAGTCCGCGCTCGCGGCGTTCCTCGATGCCTTCCAGGTGACCGAGCCGATGCTCGTCGCGTACGTGGGGAAGCCCCGCGACCTGTGGGTGGGGAACGACCTGGCCGACCTCCGCGGGATCTTCAACGCGCTCCAGGAGAACGAGACCACGGTGGCCGAGGCATTTGGCGCGGGCCCCACGGCATCTGCCACGCCGGCTGCGGACCCTGCGGCGGCCGCGACCGTCGTCCCGCCGGCTCCCGCGCCGGCCCCGGCTGCGCCGCAACCCCAGGCCGAACCAGCCAGAAGGGGCCGTGGCCGACCGCGGCGTGAGGACGCGCCTGCGTCAACGCCCGCGTCAACCCCGGTTACCACGGTTCCAGTAACCCCCCCGCCTGCGGCGGCGCCCGCCCCCCCTGTGGCCGCGCCGGCCCCGGCTCCGGTGGTCGCTGCACCGGCCCCCGCGCCGACGCCCGAGACCGACGCGGCCACAGCCCTCTGGGCCGAGATCGACGGGTGTCGGTCCCTCGATGACATCGAGACCCTGCTCGGCCGGCTGTACATGCCGGGCGGGGCGCTGGCGGGTGCGTCGCGCGCGCTGAAGTCAGCCGCGCTCACACGCATCGCCGCGAAGCGAGACGAACTAGCCGCGACCGCATCCTGATCGGAGGCTCGCGATGATGACGGCCGAGCAACTAGCGGCCCGATTCCGCGAGCCCGAACGGCGTCGAGACGGGTGGTGGGTCTTCTGCCCGTCTCACGCCGATGGGGCCACGGCCGGGCGCCGTTCCTTGCGGATCGCGGACGGGCGCCAGGGCCCGCTCGTGAAGTGTTGGGCCGGGTGCGACAACACCGGCATCCTGGCCGCAGTGGGGCTCACGTGGCGCGACGTCCTGGGCGAGCGCGCGCCCGCGAACGGCGGGGCGCCGCCGCGCGTGGGGCGTCCGTCACGTCCGCGTATCTCGCGGTCAATCGTCGCGACCTACGACTACGCGGACGAGACCGGCGCGCTGCTCTATCAGAATGTGCGCTGCGTCACGGCGGATGGGCAGAAGGAGTTCTTCCACCGTCGCCCCGATGGACACGGGGGCTGGCTCCACAGCCTGGGCGACGTGCGCCGGGTGATCTACCGGCTCGATGATCTGACCGCGCTGCGTCCGCTGACCGTGCTGCTCGTCGAGGGCGAGAAGGACACCGACCGGTGCTGGGCGCACGGCTTCCGCGCGACGTCGAGCAAGAACTGGACGGCCGAGTTCTCCGCGCAACTCCTGGCGTGCGGCGTGCGAGTCGTCATCGTCATCCCGGATAACGACGAATCGGGGCGCACCCAGGCGCGTGCGGCGGCTGCCGCGTGCGTCGAAGCGGGCCTCGCGGTCCAGTGGCTCGCGCTGCCGGGGCTCTCGGACAAGGAAGACATCTCGGACTGGTTCGATCGGCGCGGGGGCACAGCCGAGCAACTACGCGCCCTCATCGCGTCCGCGCCGGGGTGGCCGCCGGTGGAGCCGCGCGTCACGCTCGACGACGCGCACGATGCGTTCTGCCGGTGGCTCGGGCCCGAGTACGACATGCACGTCCTCGACGTGGTGCTGACGGCTGCCGCGAGTGAGCAACTCGCGGGTGATCCCGTCTGGGCGCTCGTCGTCGCCGGGGCCGGGGCCGGGAAGACCGAGACGGTCTCGGCCCTGGAGGGCGCGGGCGCGATCGTGGTCTCGATGATCTCGTCGCCGGGCGCGCTGCTCTCGGGCACGTCCGAACGCACGCGCGCGCGCGACGCGACCGGCGGCCTCCTGCGTCGCATCATGGAGCCCGGTCAGCGCGGCCTCCTGGTCATTAAAGACCTGACGACGATCCTGACGATGGACAAGACCACCAAGATGACCGTGGTGGGCGCGTTCCGCGAAATCTACGACGGGAAGTGGAGCCGCGAGATCGGCACCGACGGCGGGCGCGTGCTGGAGTGGCGTGGCCGCATCGTCGTCGTCGGCGCGACCACCACCGAGTGGGACACCGCGCATGAGGTGCTGGCCGCGTGCGGCGACCGGTTCCTGCTGGTGCGGATCGACACGACGCTCGGCCGCCGGGCCGCGTTCCGCCAGGCACGCCAGAACCTGGGCCATGAAGTGGAGATGCGCCAGGAACTCTGCACCGTCGTCGGTCGACTGCTCCAGACCGTCGATCCGAACCCCGACGTGGTCCTGACGGCCGAGGAGGAGGACGACCTCTACGAACTCAGCAATGTCCTGACGTGGGCGCGCTCGTCGGTGCGGCGCGACTACCGGGACGACGTCATCTCGCCGCACTCCCCGGAGCAGCCCCCGCGGGTGGGCAAGCAACTGTTCCAGTTGATTCGCAGCGCGGTCGCGCTAGGGATGTCGCGGCGCCGGGCGATGAACCTGGCCGCACGGTGCGCGCACGACTCGATCAACCCCACCCGGCTGGCCCTCCTCCAGGATTTACAGGACCACCCGCAGACCAATATCGCGAAGCTCGCGCGCCGGGTAGCCCTCCCGTATATGACCGCGAAGCGAAATCTAGAGGCGCTTTGGACGCTCGGCCTGGCGTCACGGGAGGAGGTCCGGGATTCGACCGCGCCGCAGGGGGAATACGAGTACAGCCTGACGTCGCGCGTGAACCTCGCGATTTTTCAGAAGTTTGACATCACCACAGAACAGGAGACGGCCAGTGGCTCGGACGATGCCGACATCACCAGAAATACTTACGCTCTCCCTGCTAATTCTGAAAATGTCCCCTTTTAATTCTTTTCCTCCACCTCCTATTTAATTATATCAACATCAAAGACAAAATACGGTAATGGGCGCGCACGGCAGGATGGCGGGTTTTGCGCGATCCTAATTCTCTGCGTGACAGGAGGCCGAAAAATGATGGACGATAACCAGCTTTTGAAATTCTGCCGCGAAAGTATGAAATTCTCCGAAATCGAGAAATTAATTGACGGGTGGCCGCGCCGGCTGGACGTCGCATCGAACGCGACGCTCGAAAAAGTCCAGGCCGCGATGCCAGGGTGGACGGTGCGACCGGCCCCGCCGCGGAACAAGTGGGAGCGGAAGCACTGGCCGGGCGTCTTCCTCGTCTGGCCCCCGTGGGCGCCGCCCGTGGCTACCCCATGAACGAGCCCGACAGCGACCGGCCGCTGCATCTCAAGCCCGACCTGGTGTTCAGCCAGAACCTGTCGTTCGGGAAACGGGCCGAGGAATGGGTGCGCGCCTGGCTGTGGCTGTTCGGCCACGACGCCTACCTCGCGGACCATGCCGCGCTCGGCGACCGCATCGTACGCGACCGGGCCGTGAAGCGCCGTCGGCTCCCGGACCTGGGCTGCCATCGGTGCGGCCTCGTCATCGAGGTGCGCGCCAAGAAGACGCCGATGGTCTCGATGTCCGGGACGCGCGAGCGCCCCTGGTCCGCGGAGTACATCCCGTCCGACCTCGTCGCGTTCGTCAGCCAGACGGGCCTGATGCTGGTCACGATCGGCGCGCTCATCGCGGCCGAGCATCTGGCCGAGGCGTGCGTGAACGGACACGGCGAGCCCTACCTCGTCTGGCCGGCCGGCTCGGTCGCCGCGGTGCGCTTGCCTGAGTGCCGCCGATGAGCGGCGGCGCTTCTGGGCAGAAATCGCTGGACACGCCGTGGACACATCCGGTATCGTCGACACCGTGAACATCACCGTGGCCTGGCGGGCTGGGCAACAGAGCCCGAGGGTTTCCCTGGCCGGGAGTGCGGCTGTCGTTCGAATCGACGGCCGGGCCTATCTGGATGCCCGCCAGGCCACTTGATGTCTACCGACGCGATCGTCTCGCTCACCGACGCCTACCACGCGTTCTTCGCGCTCGCCATGCAGCACGCCGATGGCAAGCTCGCGCCGACCGATCCGATCTGGGGCGAGATCCTGCGCGAACTCCTGGCCCTGGAGCGCCGGCTCTCCCCGAGTACGCGGACGGTGGTCTACCATGCGGCTGTCGCGGAATGGGAGAGCGCACACGGGACCGATGCGATGAGCGGACGCGCCCGATGACGTTCTGGGAGCGACTCGGGTTCGCGTCGACGCCGCCCGCGCGCGTGCGCCATGAACACTTCTGCGCCGACCACGATGCGCGCTGGCCGTGCTTCACCGAGCCCTGCCTGCTGCACCTGGTCGCGCCGTGTCCCGACAAGGCGCACCCGTGATCGTCCTGGGGCTCGATCTCGCGAGTGAGACCGGCTGGGCGCGTCGCGATCACGCGGGCCGCATCGAGATTGGCACGGTGGCGTTCACCGTGCGGCACGGCGAGAGCGCGGGGATGCGCTACCTGAAGTTCAACAAGTGGCTCGACGAGGTCTTGACGCCCGCGCCGATGTTCGTCGCATACGAGCAAGGCATCCACCGCGGCGGGCCCGCGACCGAGATCGCGTACGGGCTCTCGACGCGCGTGATCGAGGCCTGCACGCGGCTCGCGATCGACTACGCGCCCGTGAACGTGACGACGCTGAAGAAGTGGACGACGGGCATCGGCAACGCCGCGAAGCCCCTGATGCTGCAGGCCGTGAACACCCGATGGCGCGCGCGTGCGCCCCTGACCAACCACAATGAGGCCGACGCGCTGGCGGTCCTCATGTACGCACTGCACCACTACGTGCAGGGAGAATGACGATGCGACGATGGGGCGTGAACCTCCTCAACCTGATCGTGGGCGCGCTGCTGATGGCCGGCGTGCTGGAAGGCGTGGCCGCGGCCTACTACTGCTACGACGAGTACGACAGTTCGAACCGGAAGACCTGCACGGTCTGCTGCGAAGGCCAGGTCTGCCAGCGGCGGTGCTGGTGATGGCGAGCGCGAAGAAGACCGGGTTCCCCGGCAAGCTGTACGTGCGGGTGGACATCGAGGGCGACGTGCCCGAGTTCTACGCCTACGACGATCCGCGCGATCTCGCCGACCGCGTGGAGGAGCAGACCCGCATCGCCGTCTATCGGCTGGATCACGTGGCGCTGCTGACGGTGACGGCCACGTTGGAGCCCCAGTGAAGCTCACCCTGCCCCTCGCGCATCTCAAGCGTCTGCTGGCCCTGGTGAGTGATGGCGCCGAGGCCGACGTGGGCGGCGCCGTGCCCCTCTACACGCACGTGCGGCTCTCGGCCCAGGCCGAGGGCTTGCTCGCGCACACGCTCTCGCTCGATCGCGCCGCGAAGGCGATGGTCCCCGCGGCGCTCGACGAGGCCGGGCGCTGCGCCGTGAGTCTCAAGCGCCTGATGGCCGCAGTGCGGAGCCTCGACACCGACGAGCCCGTGATCCTCCAGCTTGGCGGCGCGCGCCTCCACGTCATCGCGGCCGGCACGCGGATGGCGCTCCCGATCCTGCCCGAGGCCGACGTCGACGCGCTGCTCTCGCCGTGGTTGCTGCGGCCCCAGGAGGACGCCGCGCTCTGGCTGGTGGACGCGGCCGAGTTCCGCACGGCGCTGCGGGCCGCGCGCTACGCGGTGTCGACCGATCGCGGCCGGCCCGCGCTCCAGGGCGTGCTGCTCGACGTGGCGCCCACGTTGCCGCGCGTGGTCGCGACCGATGGCGCGCGCATGGCCGTGCTGTATCTCGCGGGCACGGCCGATCGCCCGGCGCAGATCGTGCTGCCGCCGGCCACGCTCGACGCCGTGCTGACCGTCCTCGACGCGATCGAGGGCCCCACCGAGTGGCTCGTCCACTCGACGGGCCTCCTGTTCGACACCGAGGCGCTCGCCGTGCGCGCGCAGGGACTGTCGTTGCCGTACCCGAACTACGGCGCGATCCTGGAGCAGTACGCGCGTACCGCGCACACCGTCACCGTGGATCGCGATGACGCGCTCGTCCTCGCGCGACGCGCGGCCCTGTTCGGCGACACCGAGACCTCGCTCGCGCTGACGTGGGGCGATGGCATCCTGGCCTTCGCGGTCGATGGGCCGGCCGGCGCGTTCGAAGGCGAACTCGGCACCGACCTGTCGCTGGCCGAAGCCGTGACGGTGCCCTTCAACGCGGCCTTCGTCGTCGACGCGCTGGCCGCGGCGCCCGAGGGCGATGTCCGGTTGAGCCTACGCTACGATCAACGCGACTACCCGATCGCGCTCGACGTGTCGCCGTCGACCGCGAAGAACCATCGGCACCTGGTGGTGCGCCGACAGCGATGAGTCCATGGGCCCAACTGGAACTGGATCTGCTCGACGTGCGCGCGGCCGATTCCTCGACGCCGTGCGACGTGCGCGCACAGCAGCATCTGCTCTTCGATCCGAGCGCGTACCACTGGACGGCGCCGCACTGGGTGGGGATGCCGCCGATGTCCCAGCCCGACGCCCGCCCGCGCCATCACCTGGTGGTCCACTTCCGGGACCAGGCCGACCGGCAGGCCTTCGCGGCCCTGGTGGGCCAGCCCCTCACCCCCCGGACCCGGTCGATCTGGTACCCCCCGATGCCGGCCGGGGTGCTGGCCGCGGAGCAGATCGTGGACCCCGAATGAGCCCCAATAACCGGCCCCTGACCCCCCTGGCAGCCCGCTGGGCGGTCTTCCTGGTCCTGGTGGGTACCCTGGTAGCCCTCTGGGCCGTCTGGCGCCTCCTGGAGGCTCTCCTGGGCTGGGACTGATGGCCCCCCCCGGCCCCCGGATTATCTGCTTGACACCCTGGATACCGGGTGTATCCTGGACACATGACGAACAACCTGACCGAGCGGGAGCGGGAGGAAGTCCTCGCGGGCTGCGGCCACTTCGTCTGGATGGGCGACGCGGGCCAGTGCGGCGATTGCGGCGAGTACATCTGCTCCATGCGCGGGTTCGACGGCGCGTGCAGCCAGGACTGCGACGTCTGCGACGCCTGCGCCGCGAAGCGGTCCCACTCCTAACCCCCGTGAACAGGGAGACTCCCATGGCCCTCCAGTGGACCAAGAGCGAGGACGGCTACACCGAGACGAAGGACGGCCGGTTCCGCATCGAGCCGCAGTTCAACCACGGGACGAAGCCCTGGAGCTATCGCCTCTACGACCGCGGCCTCGTGGTCAACCGGTCCCTCTTCACGCAGGCCGCCGGGAAGGCCCTGGCCGCGCGCCTGGTCGACGAGCAATCCCTAGCCGCGCGCCTCGTGCGGATCTCTGAGGGCTGATGCCCCGCTCCCCGGTCTACATCGTCTCCAAGGGGCGCTGGCAGACGCGCCACACGATGCGCGCCCTCGACGCCATGGGGGTGCCCTACTTCGTCGTCGTCGAGCCCCAGGAGGCCGACCAGTACGCGCGCGCCCTCATGGGGACGCTGGGGCTGACGGCGTACCTCCTCGTCCTGCCCGAGACCCCGCCGCCCGGTTCGGGCTCGATCCCCGCCCGCAACTGGGCGTGGGACCATGCCCAAGAGATCCTGGGCGCCGACGCGCACTGGTGCCTCGACGACAACCTCCGCGGGTTCCACGTCCTCCAGGACAACCGCATCATCCCCGCGAAGACCGGGGCTCTCTTCGACCTCGCCGAGGCCTGGTGCGCGCAGTACACCAACATCGGCCTCGCCGGTTTCCAGTATTCTGGGCTGGTGAAGCGCCGGTTCGCGCGCCCGCCGTTCATGCTGAACACGCGGATCTACTCCTGCCTGTACATCCCGCACGCGCGCCTCGATCGCACGCTCGCCGACCGCTGGCGCGGCGTGTACAACGAAGACACCGATCTCTCCCTGCGCGTCCTGAAGGCCGGCCTCGTCACCGTCCTGTTCTACATGTTCCTCGCCAAGAAGCTCCCATCCCGCAGTCAGCGCGGCGGCAACACGGACTCGATCTACGCGATCCCCGACGCGGCCACGCAGTTCGCCGAGTCCCTCCGCGCCCAGCATCCCGACGTCGTCCGCGTCGCCCGCCGGTATGGCCGCACCCACCATGTCGTCGACTACACCGGCTTCACGCAATCGCTCGTCCGCGATCCCGCGGCCCCCGCGCCCCTCGCCCTCGGCGACGCCCTCGTCCGCAAACGCACCCCCGATGGCCGGCGCGTCCGCTTCGATCAGCGCGCCCCCGATCTGGTATGAGCCCGTGACCATGCGCCATCTCACCGACGTCGAGATCGACGCCCGCATCGCCGTCCGCACCCGCGCCCTCACCGCGCGCGTCACCCGCCTGGAAGGGGCCGTGCGCGCCCTCCTCATCGCGGCCGAAGGCCTCGCCCAGCCCCGCGCGCACCAGCCCATCGAAGTCGATCACGCCCTCGACGAAGCGCGCACCGCCCTCATCCCCACGCCATGAGCGACAGCACGCGGGCCCAGTTCGAACAGGCGCAGGGGCTGAACACGCCCCCTGACGTGGTCCTGGAGCGCGACCAGTTGCTGGCGGAACGCTACGAGGCTATCGAGGCGCTGACGCACCACAAGGCGCTCCAGGCCCGCGTGACGGCCCTGGAGACCGCGCTCCGCACCCTCCTCACGACCTACGACGCCCTCTCGGCCAACGATCCCCGCGGCCACGCCGGCCGGTTCACCGACGCGCTGCGGGACGCGCGCGCCCTGCTCGCGTTCCCGGAAAGGCTCGCCTGATGCGCCACCTCGCCTTCCTCTTCCTCTTCCTTCCTCTTCTCCTCGCCGGCTGCACCCCCATCGGCGATCGGTGGTCCCCTGGCCTGCTCATCGCCGTCGTCATCGGCGCCGCGGCCGGCGTCTTCCTCCTCTGGCGTCACTTCGCGGGCCACGATACGCGGCACGATCGGCGCGAGGACCGACGCGAGGAACGCCGCGACTGATCACCCCTCACGATCACGGGGCCAACACGCGTGCCTGAACTCAATGCCGTCATGCGCGCCCAGCAATGGCAGCCCGGCCGCTCCGGGAATCCGAACGGCCGACCGGTCTCGCTGCCCGCCCTCGCGCGCCTCATCCACGTCGAGACGCATCGCGGCGAAGAGATCGTGCGGCTCTTCCTCCAGGTGCTGCGCGGCGAGTCGATCCGACGCGGGCGGCGGCACGTCCTGCCCACACTCGGCGAACGCCTGATGGCCGCGCAGTGGTTGGCCGACCGCGGCTGGGGCAAAGCGAAAGAGTTCCTGACCATCGAGGACGACACGCTCGCGCCCGAAGAGCGCCGCGCTGTGCTGCACGCGATGACCGATGACGAGCGCGCGATGATGGCCGCGCTGCTCGCGCGCGCCCGCGCCCGCATTGACGCTGCGCCCCCACCCGTGGTAGTCGAGTCCCCAAGTGAGCCCCATGCCGAGCGCGTCGTCGATTCTCAGCCCGCGGAGTCTCCTCCCGCCTGAACTCGCCGGCCTCGACGACACCATCGAGGCCGATCTCGACTACGTGCGCCGCGAGCGCGCGTGCGCCGCCGACCCGTGGACCTGGCTCGCGACTGCCGTGACCACCGTCGACGAAGTGGATGCGACACAGCCCGTGAAGCCATTCCCCACGCACGCGTGCGGCACGTGCGCGCGCTATCACGGCGGGCTCGTCCCCGAGGCGTGCTGCGGCCACGCCACGCAGGAACTCACGGGCCTCAAGTTGATCGCGCGCCAGTTCGAAACCGGCGAACCGCCGCTCTTGCTCCTGCCGAAGGCGCGCCGGATGCGGATGTCCTGGCTCTGTGTCGCGCTCCATCTGCGGCTCGCGCTCTCGCGCCCGCACGCGCGCATCTTCATCGTGTCGTCGAAGCAGGAGAAGAGCGCGGAACTGATCGAGCGCGCGCGCGGCATCCTTGCGCGCTTGCCCCCGTGGGCCGGCGGGCATCGCGCCGTCGCGGACGGCGCCGATCCGCCGACGCTCACGCTCGTCGAGACCGACGCGAAGCTCGTCGGTGTCGCCGAAGGTGCGGACCAACTGCGGCAGTACACCGCGACCGCGATCCTCGCCGACGAGTTTGGAACATGGCAATGGCCGCGACTCGCGTACTCGGCGATGAAGCCCACCATCGAGGGCGGCGGCCGGCTGACCATCGTGTCGAGCGCGTATCCCGGCACGTGGCATGAGATGGTGAGTGGGACGTTCTTTGGCTAACCGCGTCGCAGGAAGCCGGGGGGAACCCGGAGGGTGGGCATGAGGGCACAACCGAAACCGAAGCCGCGACCGCCGACGACGCCGCCACGACCGCGACCCCGGCCGACGCCGGAAGAGGACTGAGACCATGGTGACCGTGTTCGCCGAGATCGAGTCGATCGAGACCGAGAACGGAGCCGCGCACGCCGCGCCGCATGAGCGCGCACCGGGCGAGCCGCACGCCGAAGGCGCGCCGGCGGGGCCGCGCGCGCGATCGGGCATGGTGGGCTCGCGTGGACCGGGGCGCACCGCGGTCGCCGTGCGCGAGGGCGAGGCGCCGGCCGCGCGCGAAGGGGCCGAGCCGCGCGAGGGCGAGGTCTCCCTGCTCGGGCCTGACGACATCGTGCCGATCGAGTACGCCGCGGTGCCGGGCACGACGACGAACATGCCGGGCTCGCATTCGTATCCCGACACAGCCGAGCCCCTCACGCTGGGCGGCGCCCGCTCCACGATGCGGGTGAAGCTCCTGGCGCCGCACTCGGGCTCGTTCGAACTCCACGTGTCCACCGTCCCGGCCGGCACGCTCCAGGTGGGCCGGGTGAAGCTCTCGCTCTCCGAAGCATGACGGTCTCCGACGCGGTCACGCGGATCACCGGGCGCGATCCCGCGGCCCTCGTGGCGCGTCCCGGCCACGTGCCCGCGTCGGAGTCTCGCGCGCGTCGACGCCGTCGCCTGATGGGGCGTCGTCCCGCGCGTGCGGCCTGGACCCAGACGCCGCGGGGTTGGGTGATCGTGCGCGTGGTGCGCGCGGGGCCGGCCCGGCAACTCACGACCGGAACGCCAGGAGGCCCCTGATGCCGTTTCCCGCGCGTGCCACCCGCGGCAGCAAGGTGAGTCCCGAGAAGGCGAAGACGATCCTGAAGGACGGCGAGGTGCGGGGCAACCCGCTCACGCCGAAGCAGAAGGGGTTCTTTGGCGCGCGCGCGGGCGGGGCGCCGGAACTGCCGGCGCCGAAGAATCCGCCCGGCCGCAAGCGTCGCTAACACTCCGCACGCCCTGGAGGGCACCTCGATGAAGAAGTGGCTGCTCCTCGCGCTCTGCGCGCTCTTCCCGAACCTGGCCGTCGCGCTGCCCTCGATCGTGTTCGACACGACGCCCGGTGGGGCCGGCGGCACGCTCACGTATGACGGGGCCGGCGGGCCCGCGGTGGGGACGAACATCCAGTTCGTCGACCTGGTGGGCGTTGACTCGCCCTTGAACGCGGGCGTGGTCCTGGCCTGCACCGACTGTTTCCTCAACTTCACGACCGGCGCGAACACGCAAGAAGGCCCGCCGCAGTGGACGTGGCAAGGCGGCGGCTCGTTTGTGCTGACCGGCGACGTGCCGGCGCTCGGCCTCGACGATGCGACCCTGCTCACGGGCTCGTTCACGGGCACGCCGAACACGCCGGGCCTCGCCGCGGCCGGGACGAGCGCGCTCTTCCTCTCGATCGGCATCGACACCAAGAACGCGACGCTCGCGGGTTACTACGGGTTCCAGCCGGATGACTGGGTCTTTGCGAACACCGAGATCGCGCTCGGCACGTTCACACCGGGGGCCGACGGCGCGTTCAGCGCGGTGCCGAACCAGGCCGACCTGATCAACGCGGTGCCGGAACCGGCGACGCTGCTGCTGCTGGGCACGGGCCTCGCGGGGCTGGGGGTGCTGGCGCGGCGCCGTCGGTGACGACCCCGACCTCCACGCACACCGTCACGTGGGACACCGCGTCCCGCGTGCCGGTGTCGCGCGACCTCACGCACTACTGGGTGCAGATCGAGCGCCCCGACGGGACGTACGTCGCGGCGAACGTGGTGCCCCTCCGCACGACGTCGCAGGTGTTCACGCTCCCGCCGGGCGACTACGTCGAGACGGTCTCGGCCTCCAACCTCGACGGCTCGGTGCGGGAGGGCACGATCCGGCGCCCTTTCGTTGTGGCGGGTGAGCCGGGCCCCGTGGACGAACCGTTCCCGTTCCCCGTCTGGGCGGACGCGACCCCGGAGCCCCCGCCCGATGGGAACGGCCCCGACAAGACCGTCTGGGAGAACGGGATGGTCGAGTGGGGGATTCTCCACGGGGACTACCTCACGCAGCCGCCGCCCAAAACGATCGACGATCTCCTGAACCACGTGTACTACGACATGGCCCGCGTGATGTACCAGATCGCGGACTATGTCGAGGTCGCCGAGCCGTGGGGCGCGTACGCGAAGGACGCCCTCCACGTGTACCGCGACGGGTACGTGCTGCCGAACAACGGCGCGGTGCCCGGCTATCAGAACTTCACGACCGGCCTGCGGATGGACTTTGAGCGCACGGGCGACGAGGCGTCAAAAACCGCCGCGATCCTGCTGTCGAACGAGGCGATGTACGCGAGCGACTGGACCGACCCGAATTACGTCACGCACCACAGCAAGAGCCGCGAGGTCGCGTACGCCCTCCTCGCGTACATCAACGCGGAGCGCCTGGGCCAGGCGAAGCGCGAGATCCGCGCGCGCTACGTGACGCAGTCGTACGCGTACTTCGATCAGTGGTACGACACGGCCTCGTGGGGCGAGTGGCAGGTGTCGCCCTTCATGGCCGCGATCACGTGCCAGGCGCTCATCGCGGACTGGGAAGAGACCGACGACCCGCGCTGTCTGCCCGCGGTGCTGGGGCTCGGCGACTGGCTCTGGGTCGCGGCGTACGATCCGCCGACCCACGCGATGCTCTACCAGTTGAACCCGGACTGCGCCTCCGAGGGTGGGCTGAGTACGACGGGCGCGCCCGACCTCAACATGATCATCGCGCCCTTGTATGCCTGGCTCTGGGCGATGACGGGGGACGCGCTGCACCGCGATCGCTTCGACGAACTCCTGCTCGGCCAGGCGAGTGCGTACCTCGCGCAGGGCAAGCAGTTCGACCAGAATTACTGGTGGGCCTTCGACGGGATGGCCTGGCGCGAGACGGGGATCGCCCCGTGAGTCAGGCCGGCCTGGTGCCCCTGATCGCGGCGTGGTTGCGGGACACGCAGGGGGTGCAGCCGCCCGACGCGGAGCCGACGCCGAGGCCGCCGGCACCCCCGCCGCGCGCGCCGTTCGATCTCCGCGCGCCCTCGATGTACACGCAGGACGTGCCGCGCCCCGCGTATCCGGGGCCGAGCGCGGCCGACCTGGTGCGGGGCGATCAACCGACGATCACGGCGACGCAGCGCGCGGCGCTCCGCTCGGAGGCCGGCGCCGATCCGGCGATGGAGCGCATGACCGGCCCGGTGGAACCGCTCGTGGCCGGCGGCGGCAAGGCGCTGTGGAACGTGGGCAAGGCCGCGACGCAGGGCGTGGGCCCGCTGGTGCGCGAACTGGCGAAGCTCGGGTACGTGCGGGAGCCGATCCTGGAGGCCGGCAAGAGCCGGCTGGGCTACGGGACGAAGAGCGGGAAGGCCGAGACCGAGGCGACGAAGGCCTCGCTCGCGGCCGCCGAAGCTGCTGTGAAACCGAAGTCAGGGCTCCGACCGAGCGCCGGCCGCGCCACGCTGCATCCGGGGGAGTTCACACCCGAGGAGCAGCAACTGATCGAGGACATCCTGAAGAAGCCCGGCACGGTGCGGCCTGATTTCAGTCAGAGCGAGAAACTCTACGAGCAGGGCAAGTACGGCCAGAACTTCTACCACGACATCCCCCCCGTGTTCGAACGGCGCCTTCAAGATCCGCGCGACGTGCAGCAGGCGATGAAGTACCAGACGTCAGGCGCGCTCGGGTCCGAGCCGCGCGCGCAGGCCGAACTCGGGCTGGAGGCGCTACGGCGCGAGAAGCTGGGCTTGCCACTCGGCCACGACATTTTCGAGGTCGCGAAAGATCCGAAGACGGGCAAGGCCTATGCGGTGGACGCGAAACTGCGGAACGCGATGCTGGCGCAGTTCGAATCGATCCGCCAGGGCGGGTCGCCCTCCGGTCCGAAGATCACGCCCTACGGGTTCGCGATGGGGGGCGATCCGAACAAGTACCCGTTGGTGCGCGACCCGTCCGCGTACGTGATGGACCGGCACATGTGGGACATCCACTACGGGCCGTACGCGGCCACGTTGCCGGAACGCCTGGACCCGAAGAAGGGCGTGATGCGGCCGACGACGGGCCGCGACCTGGAGACCGACGTGCGGCGGATGCTGTCGACGCATGAGGGCCGCGAGCGCGCGAAAGCGATGGGCATCGAGGCCGGGCAGTTCCAGGCCGGCCAGTGGTACGGCAAGCGCGGGCAGCGCGGGCCCACCGAAGAGGTCTCGATGGCCGACATGATCGTGAACGCGATTCGTCGGCGCCCCGACGAGTTCGCGAAGATCCCCGGCTGGACGCGGCTGAACGAGGACGGGCAAGCCGAACTCGCGACGAAGCTCCTCATGGCCGGCGGCGCCGGGGCCGCGATCATCGCCAATGCCGTGCGGCAGGCGCACGAGGCCCCGCCTGACGAAGAGCCCTCGATGGCGCGGAAGGTGTTCAGCCGGTGAGCGACCGCGTCACGCACGTGCCGGCGATCGTGCCGCCGGATGCGGTGGAGATCACGCGCGGCGTGTGGCAGTGGGACGTCGCGGCCGGCGCGCGCGTGATGGCGGTCGGCGTCCAGAGCGATCCCGCGAAGGACTCGCAGGCGTGGTGGGACGCGCAGCGCGCGACGATGCCCCCCTACGAGTTCCTGCGCGAGTACGGCATGGATTTCGGGGCCTACGCGGGCAAGCCCGTGTTCCCCGAGTACCAGGACCGGTACCACGCCGCGACGCGCGCGCTCGCGTACGCACCGAACCGCGTGCTGGTCCGCGGGTGGGACATTCCGGGGCCGGTGGGCGTCGTCTGGCTCCAGCGCGTGCATCTGAAGGCCTTGGGCCATCACGGCCAGGAGTACGACGGGCTCGCACGCATCCACGCGCTCGCGGAGTTCTTGAGTGACGGCTCGATCGAGGCCGCGGGCCAAGCCGTCCTCGCGAAGACCGCGGAAGAGTTCCCCGGCGCGACCGAGATCGTCGACTTCGCCGATCCGGCGGCCTTTGATCGCCGCGCGAACGACACGCAGTCCTGCGCGGACATTTTGCGCCGCGCGTGCGGCATCCATCTGCGCGCGGGCCCGCGGACGATCACCGAGCGCCATGAGCCCCTGCGCCGCGCGCTGATGGGCATGATGCCGAACGCGGCGCCCGGCGATCCCCCCGGCGCGTTCCTGATCGATCCCGGCTGTCCGCGGCTGAAGGACGCGTTGCGCTCGGCGTACCACTACAAGCAACTGCCGGGGCCGCAGGCGCGCTATCACGATCTGCCCGAAAAGAACTGGGCGTCGCATCTCGCGGACGGGCTCACGTACGGGGTGGCGATGTTGGACGCCGCGAGTCTCTCCGGGGTCGACATGATGCGGCCGAGTCTGGAGCCGCTGGAGTTCGCGCACGCGGTGGCGAGCTATCCCTCGCACCGGAACGGGGACGCGCGGTGGCGGTAACCTGGGCCGCGCGCTCGACCCTGGCCGCGCCCGCGGTGTCGTCGACCGGCCACGGCCGGCTGCTCGCCCTGGTGCGGTCGCGTCGGCAGGCGTCCGAGCAGGCGATGAGCCGGCTCCATCCCTCGTGGAAGGCCGCCGACCGGATCTACCGGCATTATGTCGATCCGAGTCAGACCGACAAGGACGGGAAGCGTCTGTACCCGTGGGCGCGCGACATCGTGGTGCCGCTCTCGTTCGCGATCGTGCAGACCCAGTTGGCGTGGGAGATGACGGCCTTCACGCAGCGCACGCCGGTCGTCCCGCTCGACGGCGTCTCGCCCGAGGACGTGAAGCCGGCCAAGGTGATGGAGCAGGTGCTGCAGCATGAGTGGGCCGGCGATAAGATGGCCCTCTCGCTGTACCAGTGGCTGCTCGATCGGCGCCGGTACGGCGTGGGCATCCTCTGGACGAACTGGGTGCGCGACGCCACGCGCCAGTACGTGGAAGAGCCGCAGACCATCACGCTCCCCATCCTGGGGCTCTCGCTCCCGGTGGGGACGAAGAAGACGTGGAAGGACCGCATCCGGTACGAGGGCAATCGCCTGGAGCCGGTCGATCCCTTCACGTTCTTCCCGGACCCGCGCGTGCCGATCGGCAAGGCCCACAAGGGCGAGTACGTGGGCTACCGCGTCCAGCGCCACTACAACGAACTCCTCCTGATGGAGAAGGATGGGCAGTACGCGAACGTGTCCGAGATCCCCAAAGGCCGGCGCGCGTCGCGGAGCGGGTTCGCGAACGACACCTTTGGCCGCACGATCGGCTCATCGGGCCAGCCCGCGCAGGCGTCGAGCGGGCCCGCGCTGGGCGCCTGGCTCTCGTCAGTCGGCGTCGACTCCGCGCAGGGCCAGGACGGCGGGACCGTCGACGTCGACGTTTTTGTCATGCGGATCGTGCCGAAGACGTACGAACTCTCGGGCGAATCGTCGCCCCAGAAGTACGTGGTCGTCGTCGCGAACGACGCGGTGATCATCCGCGCCAAGCCGTACGAGTACGACCACGACGAACTGCCGGCCGCGGTGATCGAACTCACGCCCGATCAGCACGTGTACTCCACGCCGGGCGTCGTCGAACACATCGAGGATCTGCAGGACTACCTGTCCTGGCTCTGGAACTCGCACGCGGCGAACGTGCGGAAGACGCTCAACAACCAGTTCCTGGTCGATCCCTCGCTCGTCGAGATCGCGGATCTCCTCCAGCCCCAGCCGGGGCTCTTCGCGCGCCTGCGCCGCGAGGCGTGGGGCAAGCCGGGCGTGATGGAGGCCGCGCTCAAGCAGTTCCCGGTGGTGGACGTGACGAAGTCGCACTTCCAGGACATGGACTCGGTCATCAACATGATCCAAAGGGTTGCAGCGGCGCCCGAAAACCTCCAGGGCATTTTGATGGCCGGCGACCGCACGCTGGGCGAGCAGCAGATGGCCGTGTCCGCGGCGCAGGGGCGCCTGAAGTTGGAAGCGCAGATGGCGTGGCTCCAGGGCATGACGCGCGTCACGCACCAGCGCATCTCCAACATTCAGCAATTCATGTCCGAGGACCGGTGGATTCAGGTGCTGGGCACGTACCCGCGCGCGCTCGGCCTGATGGCCGACACGCGCTTCCTCCGCGTGGGCCCCGACGAGGTGCAGGGTCAGTTCACGTACAGCCAACCGGACATGGTGGTGCGCCAGGACGAGAAGATGCTGATCGCGATGCGCGAGATCTTCATGGCCGTCGCGAAAGAACCGGAACTGCGGCAACGGTTCGACCTGGTAAAACTCTTCGAACCGATGGCGCAGATGGCGGGCATCAAGAACATCGACGACTACGTGCGCGAGATGCCGATGGCCGAGGGCACGGTGCCGATACCGGGCGCGCCGTCGGTGGGGATGCCGGGCGCGGGGGGCGGGACGCCGCCGGGGATGCCGACGCCGCAGGGGCCGATCCGGCCGCGCGTGCTACCCGACGAGGACGTGATGCAGCAGGCCCAGAACGGGAACCTGGTACCGGCGTGAACCCGATGCGCGATCTCACGCTCGACCCGGCCGTGCAGCGCATCATCGAGCGCGAGCGCGCGGAAGAAGAGGAGCGCGCGCGGGCCGAGAAGCTCGTGAGTGATGCGAGCGCGCTGGAGCGTCTCGCGCAGTACCCGGAGTGGGCCGTGCTGGATCGCGTGCTGGCCGACCATGCCGCGCACGTGCTGACGGCGCTCCGCGCGCGCGGCCTGGGCGCGCTGGAGACCGAGGCGCTGCGCGCCGAACTGGACGCGATCGAGTGGCTGCGGTATCGTCCGACCGCGCTCCGAAAAGCCCTGGAAGACCGGGACGCGATGTTGAACGCGCAGCAGGAGACCGAAGGCTATGGCCGACGAAGCCACCCAACCGACCCCAGCGCCTGAGTCTGCCCCCGCCCCCGCGCCCGAACCCGTCGCCCCGGCGGCACCCGAGGCCCCGGTCTCGTCAGCCCCGGAGGGCGCGCCCGACGAGCGCACGATCCCCGAGGTCTCGATGTGGGACCGGATGCGCGAGCAGGTCAGTGTCCCGCCCGAGCCCGACGAGAAGCCCGAGACGCCCCGTGCGCCGCGTCGCGAGCCCCGAGCGCCGGCCCCGATCGCCGCCGAGCCGGCCGCGCCGGGCCCGAAGAAGTGGGCCGGCCGGTTCGAATCCCCGGAGGCATTGGAGACCGCGTTCAGCGAAGCCGAGAGCGCGCGCCAGCGGGCCGAGACCGAGCGCCAGCGCGAGGCCGATGCCGCGGCCCGGCTGGAGCGTCTCCTCCAGGCCACGTGGCGCGAGCGCGAGACCGCGCCCGATCCGGCCGCACGGGGCGCCGCGCCGCGTCCGACCGAACTGTCGGAAGCCCTCGCCGCGGTGAACAACGAACTGCAACTGCTCGCGGTGGGCGATCCGCAGGGCGACACGCTGCGCCTGGTGCGCGCGGTCGCGTGGGCCAGCCAGCAGGACGCGGCCTCGCGGCGCGCGTACGCGGATGTGGCCCTCTCGGAATACGATGCGCGCGCGTCGCAGGCCGCGGAGCTAGAGACGCTGCGCCAGGCCTTCTACACGCAGTACCCCGACGTGAAGTCCGCACCGGAGTCCCTCCTGCGCCAAGTGGCGCTGGACGCGGAACGCGCGATGCGGGCCACACGCTCGGACTATGGCACGCCGCAGTTCATGCGCGACTGGTTCGCGGAAACGGCACGGGTGGCCCGCGCGACGCTGCGTCTCAGTGACGGAGCGCCGCCCGCCCCCGCGCCGGCCGCGGTCCCTGCTCGTCCGGCCGCCCCGACGCCGGCCCCGAGATCCGCCAGAGTGGCGGCACCCTTCTCGGAGTCCCCGTCCTCGCGATCGGATGAGCCGACACTCACCGGCCAGGACAAGTATCTGGCGCGGGTGTTCGGGCCCCGATGAGGTAAGCCCGCCCGCTCGCCCGACGGGAATCCCCAGACGATGAGGAGACAACAGGGTGCCGCCATTTCAAGGTCTACGCGGAACGAGTAGTTATCTGCCCGATGCCCGCCCGAAGAACTGGCGGGAGGGCGTGCTGCGCTTGTATCCCAACGGGGGCGCGGTCCTGACCGCGCTCTCCGCGCTCATGGAAGCCGAGCAAACCTCCGACCCCGAGTTCAACTGGTGGGAGAAGAATCTCGGCACGCGCGAGGTCTTCACCGCGGGCGGGGCGCCGGGCGTGACGACGCTCGCGGTCTCCGCGGCTGCGGGCGCGGTGGGCGATCCCGGCAAACTGCTCCGCAAGAACTACATCCTGATGTCGACGGGCACCGGGGGCACCGGCGAGAAGATGCTGGTGACCGCGGACCAGACCATCGGGACATCGGTCACGGTCCAGCGCGGATTCGGCGAGACCGCGGCCACGACGCTCCCGGCCGACAGCACGCTGCGCGTCATCGGCAACGCGAACGAGGAAGGCGCGCCGATCGGCACGCCGGTCTCGACCGATCCCACCAAGCAGTTCAACTACACGCAAATCTTCCGCACGCCCTTGGCGATCACGCGCACGGCCAAGAAGACCCGACTCCGCACCGAGGATGCGATCGTCTCGGCGCAGATCGAGGCGCTGGAAAACCAGGCGATCGACATGGAGTTCTCGTTCCTGTTCGGCGAGCGCCTGGAGACCACGGGCTCGCTCGGCCAGCCCCTCCGCACCACGCGCGGGCTGGTGAAGTGGATCGAACTGCTCGCGCCGGGCAACGCGATCACGGTCGCCGGGGCGGGCAGTGTCACCGAGGCCGAGTTCCTCACGGCGATCGAGCCGATGTACCGGTACGGCAGCAGTGAGAAGCTGTGGCTCTGCGGCTCGACCGCACTGATGGCGCTCAACGCGATCGCGCGCCAGGGCTCAGTGCTGAACATCGAAGCCGGCGACGACGTGTACGGGATGCGGCTCCGGCACTTCGTCACGACGCTGGGCGACGGCTATCTGCGGATGCACCCGCTCTTCAACATGTACCCGGACTGGCGGAAGATGATGATGATCATCGACCTCCCGTTCATCCGGTACCGCTACATCGACGACCTCATGTACCTGGAGCACCGGCAGAACCCCGGCGAGGACGCGCAGAAGAACGAGTTCCTCGCGGAGTGCGGGTTCGAACTGCACTTCCCGCTGACGCACGGGCTGATCCGCAACCTCGCCGCGGCCACGCCGACGGTCGCGCGCACGGCGCAGGTGGACGCGCCAGAGCCCGCGAAGTTCCAGTACGGCGTGGTAGGCCCCGAGACCCCGGAACTGCCGGCGGGGCAGCCTCCGCAGTTCGGCCAACTGGTTCCGGGGCGCACGTCCCAGCCCTACACGGCCCCCGGACGCTGATGACGAGTCCATCGGGCGGGGCGTGGATCACAGCCCCCCGCGGCGGCACCTGGCTGCTCGCGGGCAAGGCGTGTCTCGCCCCGCCGGATGGCCGGTGGTACGAAACCGATACGCGCGTGATCGCGGTGGCCCTGCGCGAGCCGGGCTTCCGCGTCGAGGAGGAGCAGGACTATGGCCGAGTACAGCAAGGCGCTGAAGAAGAACCCCGACGAGGCGGCGCGCAACATGAAGGCCCAGCACTACACCAAGGCGCTGGAGGGGAGCCCGCCGTCGACCGAGTACTCCAGCAAGAAGGGGAAGACCGAGGGGCCGCACGACCCGCTGGCGACGAAGCCCCCGCGGAACAAGAGCTAGGCGCGCAGTTCCCTCCGCGCGCCGAGACGCCCCGCCGGGCCGGGTTGCCATCCCCGACTCGGCGGGGGCCGTCTCCGAAGAAGAAGAAGCGCCGATGAACCTCGCCGACATCCGCGAGAAGGTCACGGCGTACGTGAACCGGAACGACCCGGATTTTGTCGACAACCTCGACCACTTCATCCAGGCCGGGCATCGCTGGCTGGAGCGCAAGTTCCATGGGCGCGAGGCGCTGTTCGCGCGCTGGGAAGACGTCGAGCAATTGCCCCCGCGCGTCGGCGTGGTGCCCTTGCCGGCGTGCTATCGCGCGTCCGCGGAACTGCGCGTGCGGCGCCTGCCCGATCGCATCGGCGTGCAGCGCGTCCCGCTGATGGCGCTGCGGATGCCGTACACGCTCGCGGACGGGACCGAACTCCGACTGCAGGACACGACGCTCGCGGGCGACGCGCTCTACTTCGCGGTGAACGGGCGCGCGCTGGAACTGCGTCCGCTTTCCGATCGGACGACCGAGATCGAGATCGAGGGCACGGGCTGGGCCGAGCCGATGCGGCAACCGGAGGACGAGACGGTCCTCACGCAAGAGGCGCCTGACGCGGTGATCTACGCGGCGTGCCGCGAGGTGTGGCTCTTCATGGGCGACGATCCGCAGAAGACGTACTGGGAGGCGCAGGCCGGCGCCGCGATCGACGAGTGGGTGCGCGATCAGGTGCATCAGGAAACGCCGCCCCCATTGGTGAGCGAGATTCCGGGATGATCGGTGCGCGGACCTCGCAGGCTGGCCTGAGCCCGCCGCTCGGCTCACTCGGCGAGTGCCCTGATCCGCGCTGGGGCGCCGGCCGCGCGCTCGTCCTGGGCGGGCCGGTGTACTTCGTCGGTCCGTACTGGCGCCTGCCGGCGTCGAACGAAGGCCGGCCCGCGGGCCCGGCCCCGGTGCCGCCGATCCTGCCGGCGCCGACAGTGCCCGAGGGCGCGATCCCGTTTGTGGACTGGGTGCAGCCGTGACGCGCCAGAAGATCGAGTGGTTGCTGCCGTCGACGCCGGAATCGCTCCTCATGCTGGACGATCCCGTCGAGGGGCTGCGGCCGAAGTGGCTGGCGCCAGGGCTCGCGGGCGACGCGTTGCAGATCGACGACCTGGGCCGGCTCACGTGGAAACCGATCCCGCCGGCCCCGCCCTCGCCCACCGTGATCTCCTGGCCGCTCACCGCGCCCGATGGCACGCTTGCGGCGCCGAGTTACAGCTTCGCTGCCGCGCCGACGATGGGGATGCTCCGCGACACGGGGCCGAACAACCGCGATCGCCTCACGCTGGCCGGCGCGGATGGCACGGTGCTTTTCCTCACCACTGAAGCGGACGTGAGTTGGGGCGCGACGGGTGTCGCGGCGATCGATGCGCGTGGGGGGGGTTGGTATTACGGGACGTGGCAGGCCGCCGTGAACGACATTCGGACGGCGATGTATGTGTACACGCCTTCGCAGAATGAGTCGCTCGCGCTGCACATGATCGATGGGAGCGGGGTTGCCTCGCTCTCGGCCGACAGCCATCTCCATCTGGTCGCGCACGCGTCGACGACGCCCTATGCCGAGTCCCGGTGGGTGCTGAACGGGGACGACAGCACGCTTACGCTGCCGGGGCCGATTCGCGCGCTCGATGGCACGCCCACCGCACCTAGCTATAGCTTCGCGAGTGCGCCGGGACTGGGGATGCGGGCCAATCTTGATGCTCCCGCCACCCCGTGGATCGAGTGGCGGGAGCCCACCGGAGGGTACGTTGATTTTGGCTCGTATGACTCGTTGCCCGCCGGGGGTACGGAACTCGATGTACACGGGCGACTGGGCACTACGGTTGGTTTGGGGGTGTGGGAGAACACGGGAGAAGAATCCGCCTATCTGTACAGCTTGAAGCCGTTAGAAGTGCATAGCGCCGCGAGTGTGGCGCTCGTGGTGAATGGGGCGCATAGGTGGGACGTGCCGGTGTCAGGTCACTTTCTGCCTGGCGTAGATAATGGCTACGATCTCGGCGATCCCACCCACCAGATCCGCGACCTCTATCTCGCGGGCAGCATCTTCATCGACGGGGTGCCGCTGACTCCCGGCGGGATGACGAACCCGATGACCGCGCCGGCCGATCTGATCGTGGGCGGCACGGCCGGCGCGCCGACGCGCCTGGGCGTGGGAACGAACACGCAAGTCCTGACCGTCGTCTCGGGCGCGCTCGCGTGGGCGACCCCGGCCTCCGGCGGCATGACGAACCCGATGACCGCGGTGGGCGACCTGATTCGCGGGGGCACCAGTGGTGCGCCGACGCGCCTCGCGGTGGGCGCCAACGGCACGTGGCTCACCCTGTCTGGCGGCGTGCCGACGTGGGCCAGCTTGCCCGTGGACCCCGGCTTTGCCAATCCGATGACTGCCGTGGGGGATCTCATCCGCGGCGGGACGAGTGGGGCGCCGACGCGCCTCGCGGTGGGCAGTAACGGGAACTGGCTGACGCTCGCGGGTGGGGTGCCCACGTGGGCCGCGCTGCCGGTCGATCCGGGGTTCGCGAACCCGATGACGACCGCCGGCGACGTCATCATTGGCGGCGCCAGTGGCGCGCCCGCGCGACTCGGCATTGGCACGACGGGGCGCGTGCTGACGGTGGTTGCAGGTGCGCCGGCCTGGGCCGCACCCAGCGCGGGCGTCACCGTGGTCCCGCTGTCCCTGGACGCGGCGCGGCTCCCCGAAGGCTCGACGAACAACCTGTTCCCGCAACCCGTCGAGCGCGTGTCAACGGGCACGGCCCCCAGCGGAGCGCCCAAGGTCATCACGCTGACCTACCAGTTCGACCAGGCGGGCACGGTCCCGGCCGGGGCCGAGTTCCTGCTGTGGAGGATGCCGGTCCCGGCGAGTTACTCGGGCGGCGCGATCACCCTGGTCAGTAAGTGGTCGATGGTATCGGCGATCACCGGGAACATCCGGCCCGTGGCCGCGCTCGCCCCGGTGGTCGATAGCTCGACCGACGTCCGCGCCGCGATCTTCAATACGCCCAGCTTCTCGGCTGACGTCGCCGTGCCCGCGACGCTCGGCCAGCAGAAGGAAATCCGCATCGGGCCCCTCGACGCGACGAACGTGGCCGCCGGGCGCACGATGATGGTCATGCTCGGCATGTGGGCCGCGACGGCGAGTGACGCCCTCAACGACCGTGTGCTGGAAGACGCCTGGTTGGAGTTCGCGTGAGCGTCGATTTCAACGGGGGCACCAACCGCGTGGTGACGAGCGGCAACCTCACGACGGGCGCGCTCGCCTCGTTCGGCGCCTGGATCTATCCGCTGGGGCTGGGCGGCGGGAACTCGGGCTGTATCTGGGCGCACGGGGTGTCCGGCTCGATGCGATCGGTCCTGGGGTGGACGGGCACGGCCGGCGAGAACAAGCTCCGGTATCGGTGCCAGCGGGCGACGACGGGCGGCACGTGGGACATGACCACCGCATTTCCGGCGATCAACACGTGGCGCTGGGTCGGTGTGACCTACGATGCCGGGTCGACGGGGAATCATCCGATCCTGTACGTCCTCGACTCGGAGAGTCGAGCGTGGTCGGTGCTGACGAACGGCGCGGGGCTGACGCGCACCTCGACGCCGTCCGGGGCCATGCCGTCGGATAACGTGGCCGTCCGCTTCGGGAACATCTCGGCGCTCTCGCAGCAGTGGAACGGCTTCCTCGCGCACCTCTTCAGTTACAGCCGTATCCTGACCGACTCCGAGATGCGGCTCGTCGCGTATCGGGGAGCGCGGCGTCTGCCGCGGTCGCTCTTGTTCTCCTGGCCCGCGGCCCGCTTCGTGGGGGGCACCGTGCTGGATGAACTCGGCCTCCTGCCGGGGACGCCGAGTGGCACCGGGACCGCGGCGTCGGCCCCCGAACAACATCCCCCGGCGCGGTGGTGAGGCGATGAGCTATCGGTGGCTGGAGACGAGCGACAAGCTCACGTACTCGATCCTGCCGCAGAGCCTGCGCGCGAACTACTACAACCTCGCGGTGTGGATCAAGCCGCACACGATGGGCGCGACGAACAACGGCACAATCATCCATCACTCCGCGCGTCCGCAGTTCCGGTTCAACGGCACGGCCGGCTCGCTGAAGCTCCAGTGGTCCTGGCTCTACAGTGGGAACGATCCCATCTGGACGCTCGCGGGCACGTTCCCCCTCGACACGTGGGTGCATCTCGTCGTCACGCACGACACGCGCAACAACAGCAACAAGCCGATCGTCTACCAGAATGGCGTCCCGATCACGGTGACGACGACGGTCGCCCCGACCGGCACGCCAGAACTCGCCGGCACGGGCTGGATCGGCAGCGATGGCGGCACGACTCGCACCTGGAACGGGTGGATGGCCGACCTCGCGATCTGGGGCGGGCGGATTCTCGCGGCCGACGAGGCCCGCTCGATCTATCTGCGCGGCGCGCGCTCGGTGATTCGCAACCAACTGCTGCACTACCCGATGCGGATGCTCACGGGGACCGACGCGAAGGACGCCAGCGGGCATGACCGGCACGGCACCGGCACCGGCCTCACGGTGGATGCGGACGCCGGCTTCCGCGGCCTGAACGTGGGCACCCAACTCATCGCGTGAGCGAAGGGAGACACGATGTTCCGCCCTAAGCTGAACCTGGTGGTCATCGACCCCGCATCGGGGCGCTCCCGGCCGGGCGCCTTCGTCACCATCTACTGGGCGAACACGCAGTCGCTCGCGGCGTTGTACGCGGACGACGACGTCACCGCACTGGCGAACCCGGCCCAGGCCGACGCGCTCGGCATGGTGGTCGCGCGCGTCAATCCGGGAATCTACGACATCGCGATGACGTGGGAGGGCGCGGTCCCGACCATCGTCGAGGACGTCCTCGCGTGGACCCCGGAAGCCGCGGTCATCGTGGAACCGGGCGATCTCATCCGGGGCGCAGCCAACGGCGGCCCCGAACGCCTCCCGGTCGGTGCGGACGGGTACGTGCTGACCATGACCGGCGGGCTGCCCGAGTGGAGTTCGCCGACGAGCGGGCTCCCGGCCGGCGTGCTGGGCACGATGTTCGTCCGCGATCCGGCCGAGACCGTCGCGGCCCTCGCGCCCGGCACCGAGGGGCAACTGCTCGCGATCCTGGGCGGCAAGCCGCAGTGGGCCACGCATCTGCCCGATCCGCCCGGCACGCTGCTCCCGATCTCCCAGCGCGGCGACCTCGTCGTCGGCTCCGACGTGGGCACGCCGACGCGCCTGGCGCGCGGAGCGACCGGGCAACTCCTGGCTGTCGAGGCTGACGGGGATCTCATCTGGATCGACGCGCCGACGCCGCCGGGGCCGGTCGGCGACATGGACAATCCGATGCTCGCGCTGGGCGACCTCATCGTCGCGGTCGACGCCGCGGGCCTGCCGGGGCGCTTGCCGATCGGGACGACGGGCCAGGTGCTGACCGTCGTCTCGGGCGCGCCGCACTGGGCCGATGCGGCGAAGCGGCGCGTCGTCGAGACCACGCTGCCCCTGGAGGGCGCGCGCTTTCCCGACGGCTCGGCCGGCAACAACTTCCCGTCGCCGATCGAGTGGGTGTCGACGGGGGCGCCGCCGGCCACGATGCCGAAGATCACCAGCTTCGCCTACCAGTTCATGCCCCTGCTTCAGCAGTCGCTGCTCTGGAAGGCCTTTGTCCCGCAGGGCTACAGCGGTGGCGCGATCACCGCGGTCCTGAAGTGGCGCGCGCCGGGCATCACCGGGCAGATCCGCTTCCGCGTCGCGCTCGGGCCCGTGGTCGACATGGGCACCGATCTCACGACGACCCTGGTCCTCAACGCGCCGACGGTGTCCGCGCCGCAGAATCTCCCCGGCACCGCGAACCTCCAGGCCACGGTGCGCCTCCCGCTCGATCAACTGGCGAACGTCGCCGCGGGCCGCACCGTCCACGTCAACGTCGCCATCATCGAATCCGGTGCTGATCCCGGTGCGGTCATCCTGGAGCAGTGCTGGCTGGAGTGGACGATCGACGCATGAGACTGAATCTGAAACTCGCGTATCCGACGCTACCGGGCGATGCGACCGAACGACAGACCACCGCGGCCCTCATCCGGCACGCGGTGACCTCGCAGTACCGGGAGGGCATCCCCCGCCTGGAACTGCGCGTGTGGGGCAAGATCGAGGCGCTGCTCGACGGGCCCGACGACGAGATCGATCTCTCGACGTCGCAGTGGACCTTCATCCGCGACGCCGTGAACAAGGCCACGTGGCCGGTCCCGTGGACGAAGATGGTGCTGGTGTTCCTCGACGCGCTGGAAGAAGCCGAGCGAGCCGCGTGAGTGGCGATCACTCTCAAACCCCTCGTCATCCCGCCGCGCCCGCCGGAATTGCCGGCGACGCCGCCGCCGGCCACGTCGGCCGATCCCCAGACGAAGGGGCCGCATCTCCGCAACGACGCGTTCATCACGCGCTGGGTCGAAGAGTTCGAACGCGTCGTCAAGGACTGCTGGATCGCGCTCGGCCAGGTCTTGCAACTCATCGACGCGCGCCTGGTCTACCTGGAGACCCGCGTCGCGGACACCTACACCTGGGGCCAGCGCGGGACGCTGACCGACGAAGAGGGGATGGCGCTCCCGCTCCGGGTGGTGCGCGACGAGAAGATCGTGGAGTTCACGATCGCGTCCGAGAAGCCCGGCAGTGGCACGATCTCCATCGAGTTTCGGATCAACGGGACGAACTTCCAGACGCTGTCGCTCCCCGGCAACAGTCCGTTCGTCGCGATTCCGGTGACCCCGGCGCGGAACGTGTTGAAAGACGATAAGCTCGCGCTCTTTGTGAAGAGCCCCGGCACGGCGGAAGACATCGTCGTCCAGGCGCGGTGCGTCTGATGCCGCAGATCCGCCTGCATGAGGTCGCGAAGCTCACGTCCGACGACGGCAATCCGCTCGATCTGTGGGCGGGCCCGACCGGCGAGGAACTGGGCGCGTGCTACCTGGCGACGGGCTCGCGCAAGGGCGGGTCGTCCAAGGTCTTCCGCCTGCGCCAGGGCGACTCGGACGGCGCCTGGAAGGACGAGGGCGTGCCATCGGGCGCGGAGACGATGGGGAAGATCCGCAACGACTCCAGCCACATCTACGCGTTCTTCGAAACGGGCGGGCCCTTCATCATCTCGCGCGAGATCGAGAACCCCGGCTGGGGGTTTGAACCGGTGGAGGGACCGGATTTCGTCGGCGGGCGGGGTCTCACGGTGTGGGAGGACACCGTCGTCATCGGCGGCGCCGCGGACTGGAACCTGACGCTCGGCGCCGGGCACGGCAGGATGTTCAGTGGGAGCCATGGCGGCTTCGGGCTGGCGAAAGAGATCGACCCCGGCATCCTCTGGGACGCGGAGTACGACGAAGCCGGCGTCCTGTGGGAGTTCTGGCACCGGCTCACGGACTCCGACCCGGAGACGGCCATCACGTACCGGGGCGGGGAAGTGATTGCGGACCCCTCCGAGGACGTGGCGTGCGCCATGGCGTTCCAGGGCGAGATGTACGCCTGCGGCGACCTGGACGAGCGCGGCAACTGGGTGCGCCGGTTCAACGGCGAGTCCTGGGAGGACGTTCACACCTTCAACCGCTCCACGATGGTCGACCACGTGCAGCGCATCCCGCGGCTCGACGGCCCGCCGGAACTCTGGGCCACGGGCCAGGAACCGTTCGAAGTGTGGCGCTCGTTCGACGGGACGAACTGGGAAGAGGTGCTGCTCCCGAACGACGAGATCATCGCGACGAACAACGACACCAACCAACTCACCGCGGTCGGCTACTTCGACAAGCGCGTGTGGGTCGCGACCTTCGACGACAACCAGCACTGCACGCGCATCTTCGTCGACAAACTCTCGGACCTGTACCTCCAGATCATCTGATGCCCAGCGCGATTCAGCCTCGCGTGGTCGAAGCCCCCGGCGGCGGCCTCATCCGCAACGCCGACCCGCGCCACGTGCCCGACACCGGGTGGAGCGCCGGCCGCAACGTCCGGTTCCCGACCGGCGGGACGCGCGTGCGGAAGACCGACGGCTACGCGCGACTGGATGATCCCGGCTGGACGGGCGAGCCGCTCCGCGCTCTCTGGTGGTACGTCCACCCGTACGGGCTGGCCGAGCCGACGTTGGTCCGCATCGGGCTGACGGGCGCGTGGGCCGGCGTGCCGGGGGGCGACGTGCGCCAGATCGCGACGTTCGCGACGCCGCGCACGCTCGCGGACATCGTCACGATGGACCAGTACGAGGACAAACTCATCTGGGCCGACGGCAAGGAGAACTACGCCTGGAGCGGGACCGAGGACGACGTCGCGGTCCTCATCCCCAACGTCGCGGCCGGCGCGATCGTCGAGGTCCACAAGCAGCGCCTGCTCGTCGGCAACCTCATCGGCCAGCCCTGGCGCGTCGCGTACAGCGATCTCGGCGATCCGCTCGGCTGGCTGGGCGACACGGCCGGCGACGAAAACTTCCTGGAGGACTCGACGCCGGTCATCGCGGTCAAGCTCCTGGGCGATCACGCGATCGTCCACAAAGCGAACCGGCTCTACCGGCTGATCAACGTCGGCCCGCCCGAGGAGTACATCCAGGAAGGCGTGCCGGCCGACGATGGCGCGATCTCCGCGCGCGCGCCGATCTCGATCGGCTCGTACCAGTACTACATCGGGCGCACCAACTTCTATCGTCTGGGCTCGTTCTCGGAGCCGATCGGGGACGCGATCTGGCCCGAGGTCTCGGACGCGATCGACTGGCCGCGCGCGTCCTGGGTCTACGCGTACCGCCGGCTGGAGTACGACGAAATCTGCTGGAAGATGCCGGCGCGCGGCGCCGCGCAGCCGAACCTGACGGCTATCTACAACTTCCGCAACAACACGTGGACCCTCACCGACCACGATCCGGGAACGTGCTTCACCGAACTCCCGCCGCCGGGCCCGCCGAGCGGGGAAGCGCCGGCCGTCGATGCGAACATTCGCCCGGTGCGGGGCGTGTTCGGCCAGGCGACCGGCAAGCTCCAACTCTACGGGGGCCGCAACGCGGACGGCGTCTCGATCGGCGCCTGGGTGGAGTCGCGGCACTTCACCGACGGGTTGCAGCCGGCGCGCGTGCTGGCCGTGCCGGTCTACGCGACGGGCACCGGAGATCTCCGGGTGTACTGTCGCGCCGGGATGGACCCTCGCCAGCCGATGCCGCCCTGGCCGACGCCGCGACTCCTGGCGCTCGATGCGCCGCAGTACCGGCCGTGGGTCGACGTGCGCGTCTCGGGCCGGCTCTGGCAAGTACGCCTGGAGTCGAACCAACTCGACGACGACTGGGAAGTGTCTGCGTACGGCGCCGCGGTGATCACCGGAGGCTACGCGCGATGACGACCGACCTCATCGACGCGCGCATCCAGATCCTGGAGTCCGGGGTTCGCATCGTGCGCCTGGAGGCTGGCGACCTCGCGTGGATTCGCGAGTACGAGCCGATCCTGCGCGTGGCCGCGAAGGATTTTCTGACGCGCGGCGGGATGCCCGGTGAGGCCGCGCGCGTCGTCACCGAACTCCAGGACATCCTCACGCACGGGGGCGCGGTCTGGCTCATCGTCGACAACCAGTACCGGCTGCTCGGGTTCGCCGCCGCGCGACTCCGCACCGCGGCGTGGTCCGCAGGCCTCATCGCCGAGATCCCGTGCTGCTACATGTACCCGCGCAAGACGCCGAAGATCGCGCGGCCCGCGCTCTTGCGCGCCATCATCGCCTGGGCGCGCGAGGGGCACGCGGCGCACCTGTGCTGGACGACGCGCCGGTTCGCGGACGCGGCCTGGCGTCGCATCTCGGGCGCGCGCCGCATTGCGGCCATCTACGAACTGAGTCTGGAGCCAACCGATGGGTGATGCCTGGACCACGTGGACGACGCCGTATCAGTCCGCGCCCAAGTACAAGAACGTCGACCCGCTGCAAAACTACAAGCCGCAGCAGGGGGTCGTCGAGAACGCGGTGTTCGGCCAGTTCGGCGGCGGCCCCACGTCGGTGGGCAATCCATACGTCGGCCCGAACCAGTGGCAGACCAAAGCGATCGATCAACTCTCGGGGATGCGGAAGGAAGCCGAGCCGGCGTACGGTGCGGGGCTCAAGACCACCGAGAAGACCTTGGGCGGCGGCTACCTCGATCCGATGCAGCAGGCCGGATTCAAGAACGTCGCGAACGACCGGCGCTCGATCGCCGAGGGCGTGTTCGGCACGGGCATGGCGAGCCAGGCCGTGAACCCGGCGCTGGGCTCGGCGACGCGCACGGCGCAGCAGGCGCGCGCCCAGCAGCGCGTGGGCACGCAGGCCGACGCGGACATCGCGAAGCAGGCCTTCACCCAGTACGGCGCCGAGCGCGGGCTCCAGGACGCGGCCATGCAGCGCGCGGTCGCGCACGCGCCGGGGCTCGCCCAGACGCTGTTCGGCGAGGGCGAGGCGCTTCGCAGCGCGGAGCAGGATGCCAACACGGCGGCGATGATGGCGAACCTCCGCGCGCAGGGCTATGACGACGCGTCGATCAATCAGGCGATCCGGTACCTGGGCATCGCGTCCGGGAAGACGATCGGGCCGGTGGTGGGCAAGGTGCCGGCCGAGGTGATGGATCAGACCGCCGCGTCACTGTACAAGGGCTTCGGGTGCTGGGTCGCCGCCGCGCTCTACGGCGCGGGCACGCCGGCCCATCGGCTCGCGCGCTACTGGATCATGGTCGCGTGGCGCGGTCCCACGGCCGACGTCGTCCGCGCGCTCTACCGGCAGATCGGGCCCGCGCTCGCGCGCGCGATCACGCGCTGGCCGGCGCTCGGCCGCCTGATCCGCCCCTGGTTCGATCGCGCGGTGGCCCGCGGGGTCGCGGCCCTGCGGCAGGAGGGCTGACCCGTGGGCGAACTGTTCAAGCCGACGCAGACCGCGCCGAAGACCACGCAGACCGATCCGT